GGAGAATTAGGAGTGCCTAAAGAAGTGGTCTTCCCTAGATGGTCAGAAGGAGAGATACCAGAGGGAGCGGAATACTTAGGCTACGGAATGGATTTCGGTTACAGTAATGACCCTAGTACAGTAATTGATTTATACCTTTTAGATGGATGTATCTATTTAGATGAGATAATCTACAGAACAGGATTGACTAATCCAGAACTATACAACCTGTTAAAGGAAACTCACCTACTAAGTAATGGAGTAGCAGACAGTGCAGAGCCTAAAAGCATTAAGGAGTTAACCAATAGAGGGCTAAGAGTAGTCAAGTGCGACAAAGGCAAGGACTCAATAGCTTACGGTATAGAGACAATCAAGCGTCACAAGATATTCATAACTCCTAGAAGCGTTAATCTAATTAAGGAGGCAAAGAACTACAAGTATAAGGTTGATAAGAATGGAGACATCACCAACGTTCCTATAGATGCCTTTAATCACGCTTGGGATGCAGTAAGATATGTAGCCACTAAGAGAATCAGTAGACCGAATTACGGTCAGTACGGAATAAGATAACGATATGAAAATAACCCTACCAGCAGACTTTCAAGATATTACTTTAGACCAGTACCAGCAATGGCATAAAGGTCTGGACAAGTTCAAAGGTATAGCATTGTTCTCAGATGCAGACTTAAGAAAGGCATCAGTAGTAGCAATAGACAAAGCCCACGAACATCTAACCCAGTTGATAGAAGATGAAGACCCCCGATTCTTTAAGGTGGTAACACATAAAGACATTGACTACGGATTCATTAATGACTGGGATAAGTTAACAGGAGGTGAATGGATAGACGTAGAGAACTATTCTAAAGACCTTGTGAAGAACGCTCACAAGATAATGTCAATCATTTACAGACCCATAGAGCGACGTTATCTAGATAAGTATAGCATAGTACCATACGAAGGGAGTAACGATGATTTAAAAGATGTTCCTGCAAGTTGGTTCTTGGGGGCTATGGTTTTTTTTTGCGAGAGCGAGACGGAATACTTGAACAATATTCAGCAGTCTTTAATGGAGATAGCACAACAGATGATTTCAAAGAACGATGGGGATGGTATAGTTTAATCTTTGATTTATCTGGTCAGGATGTATTAAAGATGGATGCAGTTACCCAACTACCTATTAAACAAATCTTCACTCACTTCGCTTATTTAATGGATAAGCAAGGAATAGAGCAGTCTAATTTGTAGAATCCAATAAAAGGATTACCTTTACAAAAAACAGAACTATGACACCAAAGGAAAAAGCAATTGACTTAATGAATAAATACCATGAGCGTAAAAACTCCTGTTTAATATGTGTAGATGAAATAATATTTGCATTTAATTTCCCGAAGTACAACGGAGACCCTGAAACAGAAATAAATGGAGATGAAGTTTACTGGTTGGAGGTAAAAAACGAAATAACAGAACTATGAAAACAATACTACAATGGTATGAGATGTTACCAAAAGACATCCGAGATAAAGCAATAGCGAATTACGACTCTAGCTTTTATCGTGGTACAGATGAAGTAGAGTCAATAAGATATGCACTTGCTCGAGGCTTTAACTGGAACCGCACCCCTCAAAGATGGGATTACTGGCAAGACGTCTCCGACAACGCTGCAGCAGGTAACTACGACCAACCACCAAACACCATCGAGCAATCCCTGTCTGACCTAACAAAGACTCTGGAGGAAATGAAAGAAGCAATTGAATTAGTACGTAAAGCAATCGGAAATGAAAATAACTAGAGAAGAAACAACAGTCTGGAACTACCCTTGTTTTGGTAGGGCAGAAGATGGAGATGTAGTGTGGTTTACAAAGGATGGAGTAGGAGTGGTAGTGCGTGGCGCTACTTCTTTTGATGCCGGATGGATTATGGACCGATTCACTCCCATCGACAACCCCTTTGAGAAAAAGTTCAACCCCATTACAATAGTATTGGAGACGGAGGAAGAGTTTCACGCTATGCTTCACGCTATGGGTAACGAAGACACCATCAAAGACCAAGACTGGAGTAAATTAGACAACCTAGTAAACAACAATAAGCAGTCACTTTAGGTAGCAGGGGGTAGTTCTTAGAATACTTGCATGGATAGAGAAAGACGATAGCCCCATTCCTTAATTGGTTTGGGGTTTATTTTTGTAAAAGTTTGGTAAGTATAAAAAAAGTATTATCTTTGAGTATCAAACAAACAAAGAACGCTATGACAACTCTTACAATCACATCAGCAAACAACAAGAAATACATCAGCAAAACAATATCTTTAAATAAAGAGACTGGAATTGCAACACTTGGAAGAACAGAGTATACCATCGATTTTGGAATACACCAACCAAACAAACACCTTGGAAGCTACAAGGTTGTTGACCACACAGTAGAGACAGCAACTAGATTTGTTTTATACAAGGTTGGTTCTTCAAACTCTAACACAGGAATAGTCATTCACTCATTCACTAAATAAAAACAAGAGCCTCACCTAACAGTGGGGCTTTTTGTTTGCCGTTTATTCCTTATCTTTCGTCTACCTAGTAGAGCCTTGAGATATGATAAGTTTTAACAATATAGTAGACACATTCCAGACCTTTGTAGACAATCACTTCTTCTTAAAGACCTTTGGGTATGGCAGCCAAGAAGATGTAGACCAAGAGAAGAACACAGACTTCCCCCTGCTTCACCTCGTATACACTCAAGGGAGTTATCAAGACGGTCTAAAGAACTACTCACTCGATATTTATATCCTAGATCTACCCAACGATAAAGAGGATAAGGTATCATTCCAAAAGGAAGCAATCTCAGACAGTGAAAAGTGTGCAGAGGACATCATCAATGATATAACAAACGGCTTTAACATCTTTACTTGGGCTATTAGTGATTGCCTACCAGCTACCTATGTAAACGGAGATAGTTCTTTCACAATTGAGATAGTAAGTGGATCAACTTACACTGCTCCAAACATAACAGTCACTCAAGCGGATGGTACAACCTCTTCAGTAGTACCTAACATTAACCTCACTTGTGCATTCCCTGTATTGGAGTTAGTGAATACTGCTGGAACAAGTTTAGAGGATATTACATCTTATCCAGCGGGTGGAGAGATTGTAGTTGTCGATACCCCTGTAACTAACTCAGATGCTTCATTCACTGCCAATGCTCCAAGTGGGGCAACGTATACTGCGCCAGATATTGACGTTACACAGGTCAATGGTACAACGGCTTCAGTCCCATCATTGCAGGATATTGTATGTACATGGAACGCAATAAGGATTAACAACCTTTTAGGTGCAACACTAGCAACTGTATCTACTTTCCCTACTGGTGCAATCTATGAACTAGCAGACCAAACGGTAAAGATTGCTAACTCAGGAGCAACGGTAATAGAATTAGGTATTAACTACGCAAATGATACTAACCTTTCAATTGCCGACACCACTTTAGAGGATTCAGCAGGAACAATCCTAACCCTTCCAACAGTACGACAAATAATAATTCCAAATACAGTTGTGACTTCCGCTTCTGTTACAGGTGAACTAATGACAATCGTAGTTCCTACGGCTGTATCACCAAGTGGTATCTGTTATGAAAACCCAAAGCCAGCCTTTAACCTATCGTATACAACGGGTGATTCGTGGAACAAGTTTGAGGGCGGGGCTTATGATAGGACACCTCCTTCATATCCTGTTAGTTCGGCTCAGTTGGACTACTCAGCTACTCAAGCAGACGTGAGAGGAACACCAGCAACGGGAACACTGTCTACTGATTCAGTAGCACCTACAATGCTAAAGGACAATAACAAGCACGGTAACAAGCACGTGTACACAGACGATATTGGCAACCCTTCGGACGCTTCAGTAGGTTCAAATCTTTGGGCGCACGTAGACTGGAACGGTCATTCATTCGCAGGGGCTACAGCGGGTATTATTGAAAACCATCTTACAGACTACTCATACACTCAAAGCTATCTATTAGACGGTGCTAAGTTCAATCTAACACCAACAGACGGTCAAAGCTGGGGCGATTGGATTACTTACGTTAACGGGCTTGGTACTTACTTAGGGTTGACTGGATGGATGCCTTTAGATGGGTCAGATATGACAGGACCACACGGGGCGAAATGTATGCCTGCTATCGTTTGGGCAGATAACTTCTTCAATCTTGAGAGGTCAGATAATAGAGGTTCCTTCTTGACTGGTGAAAACTCAACCGCGACTTTGTATTACAGCTTCTATGATTCGGGAAACAACGATATGATGGTAGACGTAAGTAAGGCAACGTCGTCTGGTTTCCAAGATGTCATAGTGAATATCTTCCTTAAAAGAAAGAACAGTTGAAATTTAAAGAACTACAAGCCACTCTTGGAAAGCTAATAGTTGAGAGAGCACAGTTAGAACTTGGAGCCACCAGAACCATAAACGGTAGGAAGGTTAGAAGGGTAGCCAGTGATGCCTTGAGAAAGGGGTTAAACTTTACTATCAATGGTAAGAATCTTTCTTTAAACAGTGTTCAGAAGTACGGGGCTTTCATTCACTACGGAGTGAACGGTACTAAAAAGAAATGGGGTTCACAGTTTAGTTATAAGAGTGGAACTAAACCTATTCCTCTTGGTCCTATAGTTGGATGGATGCGTAAGAAAGGAGTTCGCCCACGCAACAAGGCTGGAGGATTTCAGAAGCAAGGACCGAAGAAAGTAAAGATAGGAGGTTATAGTGTCAGCACTCAAGAGGCTGGATTAGCCTTTGCGATAGGTAGAAAGACTAAGGAGAATGGAATTGCCCCATTACCTTATTACAATTTAGCAATAAGTAACGTACTGAAAACACAGTCAGCACTTATAGCAAAGGCAATAAAGAAAGATGTTGAACTACTTTTAAACTTTGATTAA